GTGCCTAGGGTCCGCACGTCGAGCGACCAGCCGTTAAAAATCCCAGCAACTAGCGGGTAGACCCGCAGGCCGGTGTAGTTGAGCGCCGGGAAAAACCACTCGAGCCGATGCTCCCGACAGGCCAGGTTAAACTCTACCGGGTCGGAGCTATTGTCCGAGTCCAGCCCGAACGATACGCCCCCGAGTCTGACACTGTCTGCTAGTTTACCGGAGGCGACGAGGCCGGGCGGCCTCCTGAACGTGTAGCGCAGCCGCTGGCCTTGCGAGTACCCGGTGGCGACAAAACCCCATGTTGTTCCGGGCTGATCCACTGTCGGGAGATCCGACAGGTTTAGTGTCCCGACCGATGCCCTGGACGATACCCTCCAGTAGTCGACCCCGGCGGTGAGCTGTGCGTTAGCCGGTACCGATATGAGTAATGACCCGGCGACGACAATGCTAATCAAGAACCGATACATAGTTCTCCTCCCCTATTTGATTCGAGCGTGGAAGTTGCAATTGCTAGGTGCGAACATACCGAAGGCCCTCCCTCTGGCCCATCGGTAATGCCTTTGAATCGCACCGTCCGTATGGTGAGCAATGTTGAGCGTTGTTGTGAGCCTATCCAAGTCCCTGGCTTTGACGGGTAGTACTAGAGCGGGGGTACAATGGTAGGACGAATGGCTAAATTTAGGCGTACTCTTAAGAGACCCTAAACCAAGTAACGGTACTGTACACGTCAATCCGTCAACTGCCGTCAACTGGTTTTTTGCCAAATTTCGTTGACAAGTTGACAAAAATATTATGTTAAAGAATTCAGGGGTTTGGGCGTTTGACGGGTCAAATCCGTCAATTTTGTAAATTTCTTTGGTTTTGGTAATTAAAGGTTTAATATATTTATGTTTTATAGACACCGTCAAACATATATATAGATATACCCCCCCCCCAGAGGCCATTGCAAAAAAATCCGCTAAGTATTTGAAATCTTTCATCGTGCTACGTCCAGGAAAATCGTAGGAGCAAAAAATTCCGCTAAGTATTTGAAATCTTTAGGAGCGGTTTTTTTCACTTTTTGTGATTTCCTCAACTCGACTTTTTGGTCGATGCAAAAAATCTTTGTAAGTGTTTGATTTCTTTACATCGGGCTTTTTTTACGCCGTCAATTACGTCAACTGATGCAAAAAAATCCGCCAAGTGTTTGATTTCTTTAGAACGGGGCATTTTCATACCCGTTACCCATCGGGGTTAGTAAATATTTCCCGTGTCTTACCGATTTTTCGGCCAGCCCCGCCTTGACCAAACTGTATAGGGCGGTCCAGACGGCCTGCCTGGATATCCCAAGAATACTCGCCAGCTCTGTCGGGCTAGACGGCTGATCAAGCTCCTTGAGCGCCTTTAGGATTTTCTGTTGAGCCCGGGTTAGCTCGGTCGCATCGGCGTCGCCCACATATAGCCAGAGCCCCATCTCCTGTTTCCACCGCAGGGCATACCTACGGTCCTCGATATCCCGCCCGGAAATAATCAGGTTTCCTCGCATCTTCGACCTGTCCTTCCGCTCGAGTATCCAAACCGTATCGGCGGCCCCGGTAATTCCTGCACTCCCCGACACCGAGTCATAGTCATCCTCTGCGTCCGCCTTTCTCTGATGATGAATCAAAACGATTGCTATCCCGTATTGACGGGCGAGTAGCTGGAGGTCGCCGACGTCCCGGTAGTCCCGCTCATAGACGCTACACCCGACCCCGTCATCCCGTGGGCGGATCTTTGTAAACGTGTCGATTACTACGAGCCTCGGGGCCGCCTGCGCCTCCACCCACTCTGCGAGCTGCCGGGTGCAGTCTGGCAGCCTTGTCCACGTCTCGGCGAACTTGAGATTCTCTGGCGCCTGTTTCCCCCCGAGTATCGTGAGCGACCTGGCCCGGAACCGCTGTGGCGTGTCCTCGAGGCTCAGGCTCAATACCTGGCCAGGGTTCGCTGGAAACTGGCCAAGCGCCTTCTCCCCCGTCGCAACCGCAATAGAGATCGCAAGCACTAGCCAGGATTTCCCTACTTTGGGTCTTCCAGCCACGATTGTGAGCCCCTCAGGGAGGAGGTCGCACACAATCCACTTGGTCGGGGGATAGTCCGTGTTAACGAGTTCTGGTAATGACATGATCCTCCCCCCTGGTTTTTTGCGTCGTGGTTGATAACTATTGTCGGTGAGCTGCATCGAGTTGGCGGGCTTGACTATCCCCGCCTGCTTAGAGAGCCCCCACTTTGCGATCTGTGCGATTTCCTGTTGGGGGAGGGGCGGCTTACCCCTGGCGAGGTTCTCTTTCCACAGAGCGTCGTACAGGCGCTCACCGGCCATTCCTGCGTTGCGGAGGCGAGCCGCTATCGTAATCATCACCCTATGACGCTGGCCCTTCGGGATTGCGGCCTCGTCGTCGACTGATCCTGTTGGCTCCCAAAGCCGCTCGCCGTCTTGTATGTCAAGGCTTAACAATGATATGAGCTGATCTCTCGACCACAGCTCGTGATGCTTTATGGTATGAATCTGGCACTCAAATGGTTCGGCCTTGAGGTGGTAAAACCCTGGCAGGCGCATTACCCTGGCTAGGTCGTTGACTGCGGGATCGCCGTTGAACTTTTTTGCGAGGGCCCGTTGTATCGGGCCGAACTCGTGTAGCTCGATGTTCGATACCCGCCAGAATGCCTGGTGGCGTCCCGGGCTCGATATGGTAATGATGTGCGGCTGGGCCGCACACGCTATTACCGGCTCAATCGGGGCATCGTCGAGATCGACAAACACACTCGATACTGCGACGATATTATTTGCTGCCCTGCCCCGCCCATCGGTACGGTTGGCCGCAAAATAGATTCCACACCCAAGTTTGTTTTGTTTGACCAGCCATGGTTTTAACTCCTCAAACGTGCCGTGTTTCCACCCGGGCCGGACCGAACAGTCCCTTGCGTTCTTGAATACCTGAAAACATGTGCGCTTCTCACCATTGAGGTAGCTGCTCAAAAACCGCTCTGCCACCGATAGATTTGGGAAGATGCTATTCATGCTCTACCGGTGGCCTTCTCGTTGAGCCCGGCCAGGACCCCGAGGTGTAGGGCATCGCACATATGCTCAGACCCCAAACATCCCATAGATTTGGCGAGCATAGCTGCCTCGCCCTTCTTGGCCTGGTGCTTCGAGATCATATCGATCTGTTCGCACCACTCGTGAGCCGTAGCTAAAATGACTCCCTGCGCCAAGGAACATTTCATCATCGAAAGCATATTGTTATTTTGGGTGTGACGCTCGAAAGACTCGACTACAACCCGGTCGATCTGCTCATCGTAATCCTCGATAATCGAGAAAAATACCGCCTCGAGCTGTAGTTTTATCGAGACAACCTTCTCGAGCTCGCTGTCGCCCTGGCTATGGATGGTCCCGTGTTTGATCGGGTGCCCATTGAGCCAGCACACGTATCCGACATGGTTGATTGATGGGTCGATAGAGACGTTGACCATGGCGCACCTCAAAACGGGAGTGGTTCTTCTGGCCTATGCGCAGATGGTGGATTCTCGCCTCCTCCTGTCCTCTCGAGCTTTGCGAACGCCTGTATCGATTCGGCAACAACCTCCGTTACGTAGGCCGTTGAGCCAGACTGTGTCTCAAACGACCGAGTCTGAAGCGATCCGATAACCAATACCGGGGTGCCCTTGGTGATATCTGATGCGGCCCACTCGGCGAGCTGCCGCCAGGCCACGATCCGATGCCACTGTGTTGATTCTTTTTTCTCGCCGCTCTTGTCGGTCCACCTTTTGGTAGTAGCGATAGAGAATGTTGCCTTTGTGTTCCCGCCGACAGAGACCGACTCTGCGTCCTGCCCGGCATAGCCGAGCAGGTAGACCTTATTTATGTTGATCATTTTGATCCTCCTTGATTTTTCCGAACGATGGGTTCCCCGGTTGCTCGGTGACGGCCGACGTGAGAAGCAGGTCTCGGACGCCTCCGTATCGGCGTTTTGAAAGCCGGGAGAGCGACGTAAACGATATGTTAATGATGTCTGCGATCTGGGATGGTGCGAACCCGAGCCCCAGGAGGGTGTCGAGAACCTTGGACTTGTCAACCTCGGCCTTGGTGGTCTCCCGCCAGCCGTAGGTGTCGCCGTCGACTACGATATCGCCGTTTTCATTGGCCCAGGTTTTGATTTTCTCCTCGACGTTCTTGGTTGCCGCCTTGAGCTGCAACACAGCGGCGAGCGCATCTGCGGCTACCTCCGGGCGGACCGAAGTAATGTCTGTTTTTGCCGTCCTGCCAATCTCGAGAAACGCCGTCCCGAGGTTGCGCTGGGTCGGTAGGGTTGGTTTGAGTATCTGCGGGAGGTCAAGCCCACCCGGGCACTCCGCTCCGAGAAATTGGCATGCCTGGCCATACATGCTAATGCAGTGGCGCCCAGGTCTCGGGTTTGGCTCGGTCTGGTCGATCTGTTGGAGGATAACCTCCAGATAGAGGGGGACAAGGGGATTGTCGGCGTGTGAGGCAAACACCTCTATGTCCCCGAGCGGCCCGGTAACAACGAGGCGCCCACGCTCCCAGGCATATATCCAGGCAGGACAGTTCCCAGACCTGGCAAATATTCTGGTAAAAACCACACGCTCTATGTCCGGGTATAGGGCTTTGGTAAGGATTCCCGCATAGATGTGCCGCTCGTCCCGGTCGTCCGTCTCGAATTTCCCGGTTTTTAGGTCGTCGACATATGCGGTGTTTTCCCACACATCATGGTCGATTCGGTCAAGGTAGCCATGTACCCAGGCGTCGTCGAGTGCGCAGAGCACCCCACTACGGTCAGCCGTGATATATTGCTCAAATGTAGATGTGACTGTTTTCCGGGTCGGTGTAACCAGTAGGGCCCGGTAAAAGAGGTCGGAGACCTCGTGATTTGATGCGGAGGTGGCGACCGTCGATGCATCCTCCCCGAGAAGCGCCCTCCCCCAGAGGCCATGAACCTCCTGGCCATTGGCTGCCGGCTGACTAAATATCGGTTCGGCGCCGTTGCATTTAAACTCCCATGCCCGCCTCGGACAGATATCGAAGTTTGACTTGGTTGATTTCGAGAGGGGCTTAAGCAGCATTGATGTACCCCCGCTCTGTGAGGTCTGGAATGACCTCTTGGCGTAGAAAAACCTTCAGCTCTTCGTATTTGTCGTTGTCGAGTTCGCCCACCTTTCCGAGTTCCCATTTTTTACAGACCAGGAACTCGGCATACTCGACAGCCTCCTCAAGAGGTGACGCCCCGTATTTCTTGAGTACCCTCGGGATCGATTCAATCAAGTAGGCGACCGTCCGCCCGTTTGACGGGGGTTCCTCCTTGGGGGCGTCCTTGGGTGGCTCTGGTTTTTTCTTCGCACGCGTAGGGGTTACGTTTGGTGTGGAAGGGGGTTCAGGTTTCTGCTCAGGTTGTGTGGGCTCGAACTTTACGTCTGGCTGTGTGGCCGGGGTGGCGTCACCCTCATCGATCCACCGCAGGAGTATATCTGCAACATCTTTTCCAGGCTTGTTGAATACGGCATCCGTTAGGGGCGAGCACCGGGTCTTGGTGATGATCATGTCGTGCGTGTCGGTCATCGTGGCGTAGATATCGAATTCATACTCGACCGAATCCCGCTGGACCGGCGCCAGCCCGACCTTTGTGACCTTGGTTTTTCCGGTGGGGCCGGGCTCAATCAGAAATTCATTTTTCGTGCGCATTGTGCAGAGGATATGTAGCGGGGAGTGGAGGATCGCCTCGACCATTTTTTGTTGGCGGGGGCCGATCTCTTTCCACGCCTGAAGACTGCCTCCCGAGGCCATCCGCTTGTTGGCCTGGTCGACGAGGTTGAGAACACCACCCTCGCCCATCCAAAAATGCGAGAGGGAGTCGACGATCAAGACGTCGTATCCGGCCTCGTGGGCAGACTTGATGGCCTCTGTTACGATCTCGGGGTGGTATGGGGCGTCGATTTTTGCCCTATCGAACTGAAACTGTTTTGATGCGTAGAGGTCGGCCGAGCCGTTCTCTGTGTCGACAAGCGCAACTCGTTTCCCGAGGTTTGTGGCTATGTTCAGTGCCGAGTAGGTTTTTCCAGACCCGGCGGGACCAACTATTGCTAGTCGAAGTTTAACTTCTTTGCGTGAGGCGGGGGTGAATTTCACGTGGTTTTACCTCCAACATTTGAAAATATTTACATGTTTGGCATATGAAATCGTTGAGGGGGGTTTGACCGTCTGAGAAGCGGATAGGCTCTAGTAGTCTATCCCGTCGCTTCTCACATGCGGCTATGGTGATTTTTGCTCCGGCTGGGCAGTCAATCAGTTGGTACCTATTCTTCTCGAGCCACTCTGTGCCGGTCATTCTGTCTCCTCCGTGCCCGAGGGCTGTTTTTCTGAATGAAGGTCTCTAACTCAGCCTCTGGGATTCTGTGCTGCCACCCCACCCGAAACGAACTGATGCGGCCTGCTGAGATCAATCGATAGACCGTGTCGTTTGACACGCCGAGGAATCGGCAGACCTGATTAACCGTGAGGGTTTTCATAGCTTTTCCCGCATTGTTGGGGACTGCTTGAAAACCAGCTTTCTGTGCGGCTTCGATATGTAAGGTTTCCCCAAGAATGTAAATCGTTTCGGGTCGGTGGTTTTGGATTTGAATACGCCGAAGCCACCCAATATGATCGTGTGGCCATCCCGTGCAAGCGAGGTAATTACTCGCTGAAATCCGGTTATGGCCCGAGCGGCCTCTTTTTTTGTTAGCCCGGCCTGGGCCGCGAGCAACCCAGCCAGCTTTTGTTTCCCGATCCGCATATTCCCTCCTTACCGGTACTGAGACAGGATGAGTTTTCGCAGCCAGGCATGGACGGGGATTGCATTGGCGATAGCGTGATTCCCGACTATCCCCGCAGCGCACTCGATGGTGCAGGCAATAGCCCGATCCTCATCATGCCAGACGAGTTGGTCGGGCTTCATTGCCCCGACGTGGTGGCACTCTGACCAGAGCCGATTGACATGGAATTCGGGGTCAGATAATTTGAGGAGTTGACCAAGGGTCTTGGTCATGATGTACGTAAAACCGCTTTTGCGGTCTACATACAGGTTGACAGGCCCACCGTTGTAGAAGTCGGTGACCCTTTCCAATAAACCTAGCGATACTGCCATTCTAGCCCTCCCGTGAAAAATTGTGACCGGTTCCCATTTCTGGGCGCACTCCACCGGTCAGGGAGGATACCTCAAGGAGGTTGACGTTGCTACGAAAAAAATCGTATTTTCCCCATATAAATAGTTTGATTATTAATTAGGAATTGTTATTCTGCCCTGTAGGCGAGAATAAAGGTAAAACGGTTTTAATTATGTGTCAAGAGGTTTTGGTGTATTGAGCAATCGTGAGTTATATTACGAGATTATGTCTCACAAATACCCAAACGAGCCAACAAGGGCGTTTGCACGCAGGATAGGCGTGACCGCAATGTCGTTGACAAATTGGAAGAAAGGCAAGATTCCTTCACTAGATAAATTGAGAACTATCGCTATCCGTTTAAAGTTGCCAGCGAAAGAGATCAATCGCTGGTTCGATATGGCGCAGGGTTTGCCGCACCTTGCCGCAACCTACTGCAACAGTACGCACCTTGCCGCACCTTGCCGCAACCTCCGCACAAACGACGAACCTACCGAAGATACGCAGGAAAGTGCGGAATTGGGCATATACCATCTCATGGAGCCGGGGGGGCGTTTAGCCATAACCGAGGAGATGATAGATAGCCTCCCCGATACATTTCTGCTTGCCAGGCTTTGGCATTTCAGGGGGCGCTTTGCGTCAGTGGACCTATTTCGTAGGGCAATAGGTTTGAGCGTTGATGAGTTTGTGGCGGCTTTTCGTAATCAGAGATTCACCGTGGGATGCGAGCGGTGGGTTGAAATTGAGACCATCCTAGATATTGAAAGCCTCCAGGATCGTTATTGGATAGCTACGGGGCGCCGCATAGTCCACCCACAACCTGGAAGTGGTCATGGAGGGAACTATGGCTGTGCTTGTTGAGTGCCCCGAATGTAAAACCAGGAATGCACTTAAGCGGGCTTACTGCTCTAAGTGTAAAACCGCTCTGCCGAAAACAAATCGTGTATATTGGATTGCCGGGTATATTCGGGATGGCGACAAGAGGTTCAAGCGCAAAAAACGGCTAGGCCACGTGTTTCTCGCCGAGGCCAAGGCGGAGGATGCAGTGTGGTTGCGAGACGAGGGGGATCGCCCCGCTCCTATAGCGTTTCGAGATGTCTACGAGCGCTATTTGTCGAGCCTCGAGCGGCGGGGCGCATCAATCAAATGTCAGCGGGTCTACGCACAGCGGTTCTTGGCCCTATGGGGCGATCTCGACGCCAGGGCTATTACACCTGGGATGATTGAGGACTTCCGGGCGGGGATGTTGTCGGGGGTCTATGGTAAGCCCAAGAGCCCAGCCTACATTGACCGACACATTCAGGCGCTCCGGGCGGCGTACAACTACTCGGGTATCGAGCCCAACCCGGTAAAGGGCAAACTTCTATTTAGGCCCGACAACAGGCTGTTTGCGATATTGACCGAGGACGAGATTCAGAGACTCCTGTTGGCGGCGAGAGACGCTGCCCCCGAAATATACGATCCGCTGGTAGTTACCCTCAACACTGGGCTTCGATGGAGCAACGTATTTCAACTGCGGTGGGACCAGGTAGATTTCGGAGCCGGGTTGATACGAATCGTCCAGAAGGGGCGGCGCAACCATGCCGTTGCCATGAATGCCACGGTGCGAAATATTTTCGCACACAAACGGGCGGACACGGAATATGTCTTTACCAACCCACGCACCAATCGGCCGTATGTCTGGACCCGGCGGGCCTGGGCCAAAATAAAAGCCCTGGCTGGGATCACTAAACCGCTTCGCTGGCACGACCTCAGGCATGTCTACGCCACCATGGTTTACCGGGCGTCCGGGGCAAACCATCAGGTAGTACAGGAGATCCTCGGGCACACCCAGCTCTCTACGACCCTCCGATATATGAATTTACCATCCAATGTGGTTCGGCAGGCCGTCGACTCAATATCTGTGAGCCTCCCAGAATAATGCTTTTTATGATATAGCGCCTCGGGGGTATAGGCTGATGAGGATTCGACCAAGAAATCTACTCGTCCCGGCGATGCGCCTGCACACAAAGGCTGGTTGTTTTGAGGACAGGAAGAAGCGAGAAAACAAACAGCGGTGCCGTGGTTTTCGGCGACTACGAAAAAATGGGGACCCAAACGGGGACCCAAGAGGGTTTTTAGCTCGCTTTTATTAATCATATTGGTGGGTTGCGTGCCAGCTCGTTGGGCTCATAACCCAAAGGTCAGAGGTTCAAATCCTCTCCCCGCTACCAGTAAAATCAAGGACTTAGGCGAAAAAGCCAAGTCCTTTTTTGTTTTTTTGGGCCAAACTCACCCCTAGCAATTACCGCAACTTACCGCAACTTACCGCAGGCTCCGCAAACTTTGGGGACCCAAATGGGGACCCAGGGCCTCCCGCCCTTTTGATCCACCCGGCCCGGTCGTCTCGCGTTTAGGGTCCCCACTTGGGTCCCCAGATAAACAAAAAACACCTCGAATTTTTCCGTAGCTCGCGACCCCCGGCTTGAAAAAACCACACATAATTGTAAGGTTTGCGTCCACGTAAGTGGGGGGTTCCCCATCGTCCCAAGTGCAACCAAGCGATGCGAGGGAACCCTCAAGCAGAAAAACGGCTCTATGAGTCGATTGAGGGGCTGAATGGGCAGTTACGTTGGGCTTAAAAAGAGGCCGCGAGAGTTCCCGGTCTCGATCACCAACAACCTGCACCGAGAGTTTGAGCAGGCGATCCTGCAATGCAAGGACATCTGCCTCAAAATTGTCGAGGCAAACTCGGACATCGGATCGTTTCAGATCGACAACCCCAACGACCTACAGCGGATCGCATCGGCCCTCTCGCAGATATCCCGGGCGGCCATAGACATGGAAAAATGGGAGTGTGAGAAAACCCGCCAGCTCGAGGATGCGGGCGAGGCCATCAAAATAGAGATTCGGCGTATGCTCCAAGAGCGGCCACAGCTTGCAACACAGCTCTGCGAGATCGCAGATAGCGCAACGAAGCGGGTGCAGGCCGCAGTTTTCGTCCCCAGTGGTAACGGAAATGGGCTTATTAAGCCTCGATGAACTAAAACCAAATAGTAATTTTATGCCCACCTCGGGCCGACTACGGTTCCGGGAGTGGGTAGATAGCGTCGGCATACTCATTCGGGGCAAACCCTATAATACCGTCGGACACGAGTATCTTAAGCAAATTATCAACGACGACCACCCAGATCAGACGTTTCAAAAAGCGGCGCAGGTAGGAATCAGCACAGTAGTCGTTTTGAAGGGCCTGTATGTCGCCGAGCACCTCGGCCGTAAGACGGTCTATTATTTCCAGGACGACGGTGCGGTTTCTGATTTTTCAAACGACCGGGCGACCCCTATAATTGAGGCGAGCCCGTATCTGTCAACTCGTGTCCGATCAACGAACAATGTGGGCCTGAAACAGGTTGGCCCGGGCAGTATCTATTTTCGGGGCCTATATTCAAAGGGCAAAGCGAAAAGCGTTGATGCGGACATGATCTGCCTCGACGAGCTTGACGAGGCCAAAGAAGAGCATGTGGAGTTTGCGCTCGACCGGCTGTTGCATAGCGACCTCCAGTGGGTCCACGCACTGAGCCAGCCATCGTTTCCGGGTTTTGGTATCGACCTCCGGTTTGCTCTCACTGACCAGCAGTATTGGATGATCAAGTGTCCAAAATGCGGGGAGCATAATTGCCTAGAACTCGATTTTCCAGCCAATTTCATTCCTATATCAAAAAATCAATCTCGGTCCTGGCCGGACGGCGCTACCCATTTTAGGGGGTGTCGAAAATGTCAGGCTCGTCTTGATATGGCCGTCGGGGAGTGGGTGCCAAAATATCCATCGAGGGCTAGGCGCGGCTATCATTTGAGCCATCTCTATTCTCAGATAACTGTGGTGAATTCACCGAACTTTGCCACCAAGGTTATGCGAGAATACGAGGAGGCTCGGCGATTTCAGACGAGGATGGCTCGGTTTACGATCTCAGAGATAGGGTTCCCGTATTCTGGTGGTAACGCCAGAGTAACGGACGAGTTGCTGGACTCTATAGAGGGGGATTACGGGTTTTCACTACAGGAGGTCGGGGCATTTATGGGGGTGGATCAGGGCGATGTGCTGACTATAGCGGTGGCGATTTTGAGCGGGGGGATTTTGCGTTTTGTGCATTTTGAAGAGACGTCCGATTGGGGGCGTCTCGACCTTCTTATGGAACGGTTCTCTGTCTCGAAGTGCATTATAGATGCCCAGCCGAACAAACACTCCGCCAAGTCTTTTGTCGCTCGTTATCCCAAGCGGGCTTCGATTCAGTATTTTACGGGGAAAGAGCTTGTGCTTGATACCGAGTTGCATGAGGGAAAAATCTTAGTTGATTGCGTAAAAGTCCCACGAACAGACTCTCTCGACTCGTTCATCGACAAGCTGGAGGGTGGCTTCGTAAATCTTCCAAACAAGAATCAGTCCTCCGGGATTAATTTGAAATCACTCGAGGATGTTCGGCGGCACCTGAAATCGCTGATTAGCCGACTCGAACAGTCGTCGGATGGCTCGCTAAAGCGGGTCTACCTCCGGGGCGAAAGCGTCGAGAACCATTATGGTATGGCCATGAACTCGGCATCAATAGCCGCTTTTGACCTTGGCATACATAGCCCGGGGCCGATGGTTTTGCCTGTATGGGGCGGGAGGACCGGGAACGCATAATGTTTGCTTGGTTCCGAAAGTTTTTTACGAATAATATAGCTATAGGTTACCCGAGAGTAACCTCCCGCATTTCTAGAGATAAGGACTTTCTCCCGTTTGGAAATACGGCGATGGCCGAGCTGCTCCAGGTACCGCCGACTTTTAGCCTTGAGTTTTTCAAGGTCTTAGACAACCTATTTTTGATCGACCCGTATTTTGCAAAATTCCATCAGACGACGATAGCTCTCGGCAACACCGGCCATAAACTGGCGATTGACGCTCCGACCGAGGCAAAGGCAAATCAGGCCATTGAGCTGGCGAACGACCTTGCGGCCCGGTGTTATCCGCTCGGCGGCGGCATGGACGGGCTCGTGAATGGGCTATTTAGCCAGATAGCAAGGGCGGGCGGGCTCTGTGTAGAGTGGGTCCCAGATCGAAAATTGACGCTGGTTGACAAGGCATACCTGGTTCCGATCGCAACGATTCGGTTCCGCTACCTCCCGGATCTGAGCTACCAGCTCTGCCAGGAGCAACCCGGCGAGGCGCAGTGGGTGGCGCTTAATACGGTCCAAACCTCGTATCATGCGGTCTATGCTCGGGACGGGAACCCGTATCCTATCCCGCCAGCGTTGAGCGCAATTGAAAGCGCCGCTAACCATAGGAAAATCAATGCATCCATAAAGCAGTGGATGGACAAGCTCTCTGCGCTTGGCGTGTTGTTGGCCGAGGTTGAGCCGCCGCCCCGGCTCCCGGGAGAAACGCAGGAGGCGTACGACGCCAAGGCCAGGACTTTCTTGGATCAAATTGCAACGTCGATTTCTGACAATTTTGAGAGTGGGCTCGGGGTTGGATATAACAATATTAAATTCCAGTTCCAAAATACGCAGGCGGGGGCGCAGGGCGCCAAGGATGTTTTGCAAATAGTCCTCCAGGGGTTATTTGCGGGGCTGCAACGAGACCCGATATTTTTCGGGTGGAATTTCAACTCGACCGAGACGTTTGCCAGCGTAGTTTATCAGGAGATGATGCGGAGCATTCAGGGCTACCAGCTCGGGGTGAAGCGCGCGCTCGAGCATGGGCACCGGCTCAACCTGGCGCTACAGGGCCTTGGTGACGTTGGTGTGTCGATTTATTTTGATACGGGTTACTCGCTCGACTCTTTTCGTGATGCTCAGGCCGAGGCCATGGAGGCGCAGTCGATTATCAGCCAGGTTGGTGCGGGGATTATTACCGTTGGCGAGGCCCGGGAGATCCTCGGGCACGTGGAGAAGAAAGCCACATCCGGGGCATTTGTGGCTAGTTATTCGCAGGTATCGAATCAATACAACCTGACGAGTGCCCCGGAAAAAAAAACTTCCAGTACTTGCGGCCAGTTCAGAG